CTCGTCGCGCTCTCCGGACGGGGGGCCCGTGATCACGGACCCGAACCGTACGCAGTCGTCCGCGTGCGGCTCGCAGAGGTCGAGGCGGAACATGCGGTCATGCCCCGACGAGCGAGGCGATCACGTGAGCGACGAGGTGCACGAGCAGGTCGGCCCCGAGCACGAGGAGCGCGCACACGCCCACCGCCCACCCGACGACGCGGAGCCACGCGCGGATCCGGCGACGACCCGCGAACAGGTCGGGGCGGTCGAGGCGGTCGATCGCGACCCCGAGCCAGTCGGGACACCACCACGGGTAGATGCGGTAGGTCTGACCGATCGCGTCGCTGATCCGCTGCGCGAGCGTCCACCGCCGGGGCGTGCGACCCCGCGGGGGGATCCGGTCGTGCGGATGGCCCGTGTAGCGGCTCACGAGAGCACCTTGCGCTCGAGGCGGTCGAGCCTGAACGAGATCGCCGCATCCCCCTCGCGCGAGGCGGAGGCCGCCACCGCGGCGAGGTGCTCGGCAACCTGGCCGATCCGCTGCTCGAGATCGGCGCACCCTCCGAGCCCGCCCGTGCGCTCGTCGAGGTCGTACACCCGCTGCTCGAGCTCGTGGATCTTGCTCGCGCTCACCGCGGCGCTCTCGCGTTGCTGCTCGATCACGTCGCGGGACGTGGCGACGAGCACCTCGAGCTCCTCGATCCGCTGCTCGAGGCGCGCGATCCTCGCCCCGTGATCGTCGGCGCGGGTCACGAGACCGCGCGTGATCTGCTCGTGCACGAGGATGCGCTCGACGAGCTCGCGCACCGAGAGGAACCGCGGGGACGCCCCCGGACCGAGATCGATCGCGTCGTCGGGATTCATGGGAGCACCCCGAGGGCGATCGCGCCCGCGTACCCAGCGATCGCGAGCCCGGAGAGGAGCGCGACCCCGCCGACGAGGCGGAGCAGCCCGAACATGAGGATCGTGCACCCGGTCTCGACCGGACCGGCGGGGGCGTCGTAGCGGCTCACCGGGCACCTCCGAGGAGCACGAGGGCGAGGATCGCCGCGACGAGGAGCGCCCCGCCGACCACGACGACCGCGACGACGAGACCGGTCCGGGGGCGGACCACGACCGGATCGGCGATCGGGATCGTGTCCTCTGCGGGGAGCTCGGGGAGCTCCCGACCGCCCGCGGCGATCGGGCGGTGGGTCTCGCCGATGGCGATCCCGAGGATCTCGTGCACCGCGATCGACCACCGGTTGAACGACTCGGGCGACGCGGGCTCGGCGCGCACAGCATAGTCATGGAGACCGCCATCGGCGATCTCATTGCCCCTCGGGCCGTACCGGGCGACCATCAAGCCACCGCGGTTGACCCACACGTATTGACCGTCACTCGCGATCTCGAGCTCGCGCTCGAGCTGCTCTACCTGCATGTTCGTTTCACTCCGTCGAGGGTTGGGGAGAGCGACGGGGAGCGAAGTGCCCCCCGCCGCTCGGGTGGGATCTTGCCCGAGGCGGGAGCCTCGAGGCGGGGGTCAATCGGTCGTTACAGTGATCCCGTGTTCGGCGGCGACGCGCGACACGTCGCCGGTCGAGAGGCGAACCTCGCACGCGCCGAACACCGCTGCGGTCCAACCCGCGCGCCCGAACGCGCGGCACTTGCAGATCCGTGCGGCGAGGCTCGGGGAGCTCTCGGTCGCCGAGAGGATCTCGCGGGTGTCGTGACCGGCGGGGACGAACCGTCCGTCGATCATGCACCCGGGGACGAGCTCGGCGGTGACGGTGAAGCTCTCGGACGTGCGCGGGGTCTCGTTCGTTGCGTTCATGGTGCCTCCTCGGTGGCGCGGCTGTCTGCCACCGACACACACACCCTACCACGGGACGCCACGAAAGGTCACGCGAAAAACCGACGTGTAACCGCGCGCGCCGAACGGCGATCGCCTGAACACACGAGCAGGGGATCGCCGACCGGCTCGTGCCGAGCGAGCTCGTGCGTCGGATTGCGGCGGGGCACTTCCCGCGCGCTCACCGCGGCGGTACAGTCGCCCCACCGCAGCGGTCGTGATCAGCCGCGCGGGAGCGAGCCCCCTCACTCGTTGGGGCCCCCGGGCGGGGTCGTGCGTCTCAAGCACGACCCCGACCGGACACCCTCACCCAAAACCAGAACCAGAACCAGAACGGAGACGACAATGCACAGCGCCCCGACCGCCACGCCCGACCGCTGCACGAGCAACGATTACCACGGTCGCCGCGAAATACCAAGCGCGCTCGACGTAGAGCTCGCCGCGGAGCGCGATCCCGACCTCACCGTGCACGAGATCGCGGTGCTCGGGGTGATCGCGCGGAGGGCGTCGGGGTGCGAGGGCGCGTGCTGGTTGGCGATCCCGCGGTTGGCGGCCGCGGCGCACGTCGGGCTCCGAACGGCGCAACGGGCGCTCCGGAGGCTCGTCGAGGCGGGATGGCTGAGTGAGCTCCGCGCGCCTCGCTCGTCGACCGTCTACCGGGTGAGAGCGGTACGGGTGCGCACCCCCCCCCGACCAACGGGCCCGCTGTTCGATGCCTCGTTCGAAACGGGAGCCCCCGAGGAGCCTGCACCCGAGCAGCTCCGGGCTAGGGTGTCACAGCGGCACCCCGAGGGTGCCACAGCGGCACCCGATCAGACGAGGGATCAGATCAACCAGATCCCCCCCGACCCCCCCGAGGGGGGGGGCTCACCGGAGAGCCCCGAGGAGGAGATCGATCCGTTGAGCTATCCGGACGGTGATACCCTGGACCCGTTCGTCCTCCTCGAGCTCGAGGCGGTCGCCGCCCGCAAGGCGCCCGCGACCGAGCAGCCGCGATTGCTCGGCGCGACCTCGCTCGAGGGGGGCGACACCCCGCCCCCGCTCGAGCAGCGCCGAGCGGTGGTCGAGTCGCTCGCCGAGCGGATGCTCGCCGAGCTCGAGGAGACCCCCGACCGGGAGCTCGCGGTCGTGCTCGAGGCCTACCGGTGCGGCTCGGCATGGCTCGTCGACCGGTGGATCACCCTCGCCCGCGGTCACCGGACCGTCGACGGGACGGTGCGGCGGGGTTGGGACGCTCCGGACGGGGTCCGTCGCCGGTATGTGACCCGCGCGCTCACCGTGGCGCGTGATCGCTGGGTGGCCTTGCACCCCTCTCGCGTGCGACGATAGCGGCGGAGGTCGTCATGCGGTCTGGTCTGGTCCCGTTCCTGTTTGCGGTGTTCGCGGTGTCGTGTGATGCCGAGCCTGGGGAGTGCCCCGGTGGCGCGCAGCCCGACGAGTCGGGCGTGTGTGTCGGAGCGGGCCCGAGCGTCGAGCCTGGGGAGTGCCCCGGTGGCGCGCAGCCCGACGCAGACGGGGAGTGCATCGGACCCGGTCCGATGGAGTGGCTGCGCGTCGCGGTCGGCGACGCGGGGTGGTATCGCGTCGGGAGCTTCAACGGAACCACGTGCGGGATCTCGTGCGCGGCGCACTCCGCGGTGCCTCAGCAGCAAAGCGAGGAGCACCTCGTCGTCGGCGATTGCCGCTTCACGTTCGTTGTCTCGGGGGACTGCCAATGCGTGAACCTCACGCACACGGCACCGTGCCCCGGTGGAACGGGGGTCGTCTGCGATTGCGTGTGTCCGGGGGTTGTCAGCTACACGAACGAGGATCCGGACTGCGCAGGGGTCACGCTGTCGGGCGGTCCGTATTGATCTGGCTGCTCCTCGCGTGCACTCCGGGCTCGAGCTCGAGCTCGAGCTCGGCGGACACGTCCGACGAGTGCACGGTCGACGAGACCCCGCCCGAGGGTGAGCTCGGCTGCGCGCCCGTGTGGCTGTGCATCACCCCCGGCGACGAGCTCGTGCACGCAGAGCTCGCGGACGGGCGCACGTTCCAGTGTCCGGCGATCCCCGACGAGTGTGTGCGCCTCGAGTGTGCGCGGTGCGTGCTCACTCCGGAGCTGCGCGCCTCTCTCGGCTGTGCGGACCAGACGACGACGCAGTAGGACACGGCTGCACCTCGATCACGCGATCGGGGTCCGCGTCGAGGATCCGCCACCGGGCCCCGCACCTCGCCTGCCATCGCGTCTCCCCGGGGCGCTGCTCCTCGGTCGTGATCGCGGCGCTCGCGCACCAGGGGCACCCCCCGGTCTGGTAGAGCTGTGTCGGCTCGTCGTGCGCCCCGTCGGGGGGAGCCTCCTCCTCCTCGGGGAACGGCTGCGCGGCCGCGCGGCTCGCGAGCTCGGAGAGTGCCTGTTGCAGCCCGCGCGACGTGTACTCCCATTCCGCGGTGATTGCCCCGTAGAGCAATTGCACCCCGAGCTTGCGCGCTGCATGGGAGTCGACGGACACGCGGACGACCTCATGGTCGGGGTCTACCGGATCCCAAACCCTGAGGACGAGCACCTCGTCGACCACGTCGACCTGTACGCACGTGTGAGGTGCGATCGTTAGCTGATCCCATGGTTCGGCGTAGCCCCAACGCGGGTCGTCGTCGCTCACGTGCACCCCCACACAGCGTACCACCGACCGACCGGTCAATATTCGTCCGGTAGGCCCACAGAGTGTCCGATCGCCGCATCCGCGGCCGCTTGTCGCTGCTCCTCGACCTCGAGCCCGAGCATGACGAGGTATCGCACTTGGTCTGGTAGTGACCGGTATGTGCGGCGAGCGAGCTCGATTACGCGCGGCTCCGCGTCTTCTGGCAGGCGAAGACGAAACGGCTCCCCGTAATTGCGGGGTCGTTTCTGTGGTTTGGCTAGGTTCGGGCGGCTCACGAAGCACCTCCGGTGCACACTCTACCACGATTGACCACAGCGAGCCCCCGAGGTAGCCTCGACCCACACGAGGTGCTCATGCGACCGACGATTTGGATGCTGCGGAACCTGATCAGAACCATTGGCGACACCGCGACACAGCTCGACGTGCGGCTCCGAGGAGACGACGACGATCTCGCCGATGACCCGGCGGTTCATGTTCTCCGGATCGAGCTGACTCGACTCGGGCGGGAGCTCGCCACGTGGGAGGCGCTCGATCAGCGGTGCGACGCGCTCGAGGAGGACGTGCGCGACCTCGAGCAGCGGCTCTATGATGCGGTCCCCGCACCCGTCGTCCCGTCCACATTCCCCGAGGTCGCGAGCGCGCTCGGTCATGCCGAGTCCACCGCTTCACCGTTCGTTTCCGGCTCGCGCGAGCTCGAGGCGGGACGGGAGGCGGGACGGGAGGCAGAGCGGGCGCTCGAGGAGCTCGACCTCGCGCCCCCGTTCCGCGTGGCCGATCTCGTGCCCGATCCGGATCCGCCCGCGCACGGGGGGACCGTGTTCCTCGGGGCCGACCTCGCGTCGCCCGAGGGCGATCGGAGCGTCGACCGAGCCCCCGACTCGATCCCGCCCGAGGCGGACATCCGTGCGGCCGCGGGTCTGCCCGATCCGGAGGAGCTCGCCGCGACCGCGAAGCTACACCCGGCGGGCTACCCGGTGGACGACCTCGAGGCGCCGACCGTGTGTATGACTCCGGGTTGCGGGCGGACCGCGGTACGGGGCGCGCGCCATTGCGCCGAGCACCTCGAAATCCCGCTCTAGCGAATGAATCCCGCCCGCACGACATACCCGACGCGCCTCGACTGGCTCCGCGCGCGTCGGATCGGGAGCTCCGACGTGCCCGCGATCCTCGGGGTCTCGAGGTACGCGACTCGGTTCGACGTGTGGGATCGGCTCGTGAACGGCGTCGACGACGAGGGCGAGCCGAACGAGGCGCAGAGCCGCGGGCTTCGCCTCGAGCCGCGCGTGCTCGCAACCTACGAGCGCGAGACCGGGCGGACGCTCGAGCGGATCCCCCCGCACACGCTGTGGTCTCGCGACCGGTGGGCGACCTCGACCCCCGACTCGCTCGTCGTCGACGACCCCGACGAGGGGATCGTCAACCTCGAGGTCAAGACCGACCGCGACGCGTCGCGGTGGGGACCGCCCGCGACGATCGCCCGCTGGGATGACTTCGCGAGAGCGACCGTCCGCCCGGATTATTACCTACAGACGCAGCATCAAATGTGGACGCTCGAGCTCGGCGCGACCGATCTCGCGGTGCTCCTCCCCGGGGACGACCCGTTCCTCCCCGAGCTCCGCGTTTACCGGGTGATCCGCGACGAGGCGCTCGTCGAGCGTATGGTCGCCCGCTGCTCCGAGTTTTGGGATCGCCACGTCGCGACGCGGCTCCCGCCCCCGATCGACCATTCCGAGGCAGCGGGGAGGCTCCTCGCGCAGCTCTACCGAGGCGGTCGACGTCGCGCGACTGCGGAGGAGGTGCGCGTCGCGACCGCCTACCTCGGAGCGGCGCAGATGGAGAAAACTGCGAAGGACGAGAAACGCAAGCTCGGGCGGTGGCTCGTCGCGAGCGCGGGCACGACCCGCGAGCTCGAGCTCCCGAGCGGTAGAGTGACCGTCGTCGCTGGTCAGTCGAGCGACACCCTCGACGAACACGCGTTGCTCGCCGAGCACCCGGAGCTCGAGGAGCTCCTCGCGCGCTACCGACGATCGGGCGCCCCGTTCGTCTACCCGCGCGTCACCGTCAACGGAGGTCGAAAGTGAGCAATCTGCGTCCGATCGAGGGCAAGGCGACGAGCACCCTGATTCTACGGGCGTTCCGCCCCGTGGTCGACGGTGCGTCCAAGGCCTGGGACCTGGTGTTCGTCGAGGTGCACGACGAGGCGAGCACCGAGGCGCTCGAGCTCCCCGAGTGGCTCGAGGCCTACGAGGAGCCCGCGGAGGCCTCGGTCGGGGGCGCCCCCGCGCTCACGGTGACCCAACGGCTCGACGACCGGGTGCTCGTGAGCGCCGCCCGGTCCGACAACGGGCGCCCGTGGCTCTCCGAGGAGCCCGGGTGGCTTCGCCAAGTCAAGCTCAGCGCTCGCGAGGGGCGCGCGGAGCTCGCGTGGATCGTGCGGGTCGAGGGCGGTCCCGAGCTCGCGACGCCGATCGCGGAAATGTGGCTGCTCTCCTCGGTCGTGCACACGTCGCAATTGCAGCTCGAGCTGCCGCTCGAGGAGGGCAAGGGCAAGGGCAAGCCACCGCGGCTCTCGGTGCTCCCGCCCGAGCCCGACGACGAGGGGCGCGAGCACGATCGCCCCGACGCCCCACCCGCACCGCCGCGACGCAAGCGGCGGACCACCTAGCTAGTGTCCACAGAACGGAGAACGGCACATGACGACCGACTTTTTCGACGACGACGCACGATACGAGCCCCCCGCCCGATCTCGACCGGTCGACGAGCCCCTCGAGATCGCGGCACCCGCCGCGGCGACACCCCCGTCGGTCGACCTGCCCGCGCTCGCCCGCCTCGCCCGCGAGCTCGGACCCCGCGAGCTCCCGGTCGTGCTCGAGCGCGCGCGGGAGATCGGGCGCGCGCTCGGGACACAGCTCGATCCGAATCCTCGCAACGCGGGGACAAAGGCCTATTACTCGTGGCAGGTCAAGAATCGCGATGGGACGCTGACGACCGTCGAGGGTCCGACGATCGACCTCATGGACGCGCTCGCCGGGGAATGGGGGCGCCTCGTCTATCAGGTCGAGGTGCTCCGCGAGCGACCCCCGCAAGTGTGGCTGCGCGCGCGTGTCGTGGATCTGCAAACGCTCTTGATTCACGAGCGCCCGTTCGTCGTGCACCTCCGCCCGCCCCCCGCCGCGTTCGCGAGCAAGCCCGACGAGCAGGACCGGTGGCGCGTCATGCAGCTACAGAGCGCGGAGAGCAAGGCGATCCGCGGGGTGCTCGAGCGGGTGATCCCGCAACACGTGCAGCACGCGGCGCTCGAGGCAGCGCGGGACGCGGCGAGCACGACTCAGCTCGGTCTCGTCCCCGAGCTCGGGCGGGACGGAAAGCCGATCCTCCGCGACGGAAAGGCCGTCATGCGCCGGAGGTCGCTTGCGGAGGCGATCAAGCAAGCGGTCGACGGTCTGTCGTCGCTCACGCCCCCGCTCCCGCTCGCCCTCGTCGAGCGCTGGCTCGGCAAGCCCCGCGATCAGTGGCTTGCGGGCGACCTCGGAGCGCTCCGCGGTCTCTACCGGCGGTGGCGCGACGGGGCGATCACCGCGTCGACCCTCGAGGCGGAGATCGGCGATCTCGAGGCGGGGCGGACGCCCGGTGACGAGGGCACCCCCACCGAGAACGGAGCGAGCAGCGACCGCTTGGCCGATCTCGGGCTCGGGCTCGGGGCCCCCCCCGCGGGTGCGCAGGCATCCGCTGCGCCCGCGGCGGGAGCCCCCTCGACCTCGAGCTCCGCCCCGACGACCGCGCGCGCGGCTGCGCCCGATCGTCGGGGAGAGCTCCTCGAGCGGGTCAGAGCCTACGAGGAGAGTCACCCGGAGATCGCCCACCGGGCGATCGACGCGGAGGGCGGGCTCGCTCGAGCGGGGATCGCTCGCCTCGACAAGATCGTCGCGCGGATCGTCCGAGCGATCGCCGACGCGCAGCACGCGGCGATCCAGGGTCCCGACGACGAGCTCCCGCCCGAGGCGGAGCCCGCCCCCTGGACCGGACCGGTCGGCGCCGAGCTCGGCGCCGAGTGCCGCGCGCTCGCCGCCGATCTCGGACCCGAGGTGACGCGCGCGGCGCTCGCCTCCGCGGGGATCCCCGCGATCGACGGAGCGCCAGAGCCCGCGCTCCGCCGACTCCTCGAGGCGCTCCTCGAGGCGATCCCCGAGGGGGGCGAGTGAGAGACGATCTCGCGAAGAAACTCGCGCAGCGTCGCGCTGCGCGGTCCGCGGCGGAGGGCGCTCGAGGAGACGCCCCCTCACCGGCGGGAGGAACCACACCCCCGCCACCGCCGCAAGCCCCGCCCGGGGCGCCCCCGGAGGGTGGGGATCCTCCGGGGGTTTCTCGCGGGGGACCAGGGGTTCGTCAGTGTCGGTCGTGCGGAGCCGCGATCCGGTGGGACGTGACCGAGGGCGGGTCGCGCGTCCCGCTCGACGCGGAACCGGTCGAGATCGTCACATTCAAGCGCCTCGAGCTCGCGGGGGTCGCGGTCGATCCCGCGTGGCGGCGAGAGCCCGTGCTCTACGTCCCGCACGCGCTCGTCAAGATCGAGAAAAAGAGCGCCCGCCGCGCGGTGATCACCGGCGGGGTCGTGCTCGAGGCGAGCGTGCACCCCGAGCTCCCGAGGATCAAGGGCCACCGCTCACATTTCGTGACGTGTCCGCACGCCGACGAGTGGCGCGCGAGGCGGTCGTGATTGTGGTCGGCGCCGATCCGGGGAAACACGGGGGGCTCGCATGGGTCGAGAGCCTCCCGCGCGGGCTGTGCGTGAGCCACGCGTGCAATCTCCCGCTCACCGTGAGGGGCGACCTCGACCTCGAGGCCTTGCTCGGCGAGCTCGAGCGCCGACCGGCGCACCTCGCCGTGCTCGAGCTCGCGCACGCATACCCGCGCATGGGTGCCGCGGGGGCGTTCCGCTACGGGAGCGGGTACGGAGCGCTCCTCTGCGCGTTCGCCGCGCGTCGATACGAGCTCGGGATCGAGCACGTCACCGGGGACAAGTGGCACGGCGACCTGTTCGACCTGGCTCGGCGGCGCAAGGGCACCGCCCCCGCCCGCGGAGAGCGCGGAGAGCGCGATCGAGCCGACAAGCTCGAGGGGCGGGAGGCGGCGAAGGCGCGCGCGGCGGAGCTCGTCGCCGCTCTTTGGCCTGAGCTCGAGCTTCCGCGTCGGAAAGATCGGCGCGAGGGCGTCGTCGACGCGCTGTGTCTCGCCGTGTGGGGACACGAGCACGGCGGAGGCTACTATGCGGAGCTTGCGCGGGGCTCGCGCGGCGGAGGTGCAATGTGCTGATCGTGCTCGCGGTGAAGCTGCAAGACGGGCGCGTGATCGGGCTGTGTCCGGATCACATCGAGTCGATCGTCGAGAGCCCGGCGGTCGTCGACGGGTCGGTCGTGCTCCCGCACCCGATCGTGACCATGCAGAGCGGGGCGGTGCACGAGATCGAGCGGCTCACGTGCCCGCCCGAAATGTCGCAAGTGACGGCGCTCGCCGCGGTGCTGAATCGCGGGCTCGAGACCATCGGCGCGCGCCTACAGAGGCGCGCCTCCATTGCGGGGCACGGGTGACACTCGACGGGTCCGAGCTCCGCGCACGACTCGTGCGCGGCGTCACCGCCGCTCACGAGCTCCGAGCGCGCGCGGAGCGGGATCCAGTGGCACAGATTGCGTGGCTCCCGCTCCAATACGAATTCCTCGCGGACGCGTACCCCTTCAAGGCGATCCGAGCGGGGAACCAGACGATCGGCAAGACGACCGCATCGTTCGGGCTCACGATCGGCTATTGCCGCGGGGTGCACCCCCTCGCCTCCGAGGGGTTCGTTGTCCCGCCTCCGCCGGTCGACTGGTGGCTCGTCCTACAGAGCTTCAACGCCGTCGATCAAATGAAGAAGCTGTGGGAGCTCCTCCCAAAAGACGAGCTCGACCCGCGGACGGAGTTTGACGAGGTGCGGGGGTTCCGCCCCGTGAATGCGCCGGTCGTCCTGTTCAAAAACGGGAGCGTGCTCCGGATCAAAACGGGCAAACAAGATGCGCTCGACTTCGCGGGGGCGACGCTCTCGGGGGTCACGTGTGACGAGCCCCCGCGCCATCAACGGCATTTCACCGAATCGATGCAACGGGTCGAGGAGCTCGGCGGGGTCGTGCTGCTCTCGTTCACCCCGTTGAACGCTCCGGTCGGCTACCTCCGCGAGCTGTGCGAGTCGGGAGCGGTGCACGACCATTGGACCCCGCTCACGCCCGAGCAGCTCGTCCCGCTCGGCGCGACCGAGCCGCTCCGCACCCGCGACGGTCGCCCGAAAGACGCAGCGTGGATCGCCGAGCGGATCCGACTGTGCCCCGCGCACGAGGTGCCCGTCGTCGTCTATGGGGAGTGGGAGACGCGGAGCGTCGGGCGCTACTTCGCACAGTTTCGCAACGGGGGCGGTGACTCGCACGTGCACTCCCGGGTGCCGCGCGGCGAGGTCGACCTCGTGCTCGGGCTCGACCACGGGCACAAGCCCGGCAAGCAAATCGCCGTGCTGATCGCTTTGTGGCGGGAGCGCCCCGAATCTCCGTGGCGTTTGTACGTGCTCGACGAGTACACCGATCCAGCGGGCACCGCGACCCCGCAGGACGACGCGCGGGGGATCTGCGCCATGCTCGAGCGCCACCGGGTGAAGTGGCGCGATCTCGTGTTCGTCGGGGGCGACCGGGTGCACGAGCCCGGCGCTCCGCACAGCAAGAGCAACCGCGAGCTCGCGTCGCACGTGACCCGCGAGCTCGAGCGTCGCGGGGAGCTCCGCCCGGGGGAGGAGCTCTACCCACCGATCCGCACGATCAAGCGCGGTACGGGTCGAGGAGCGGGATCGGCGGGCACCCGGTCGCGGTGGCTCTACCACCGCACGTGCGAGCCCGGCGGGTTCGGCGTACACTCGCGGTGCGTGCGGGTCATCGCAGCTATGGACCGATACGATCTTCGGGACAACGAATACAAGGATCCGATCGATGCCATCGTATACGGGGTCGACCCTTACATATTCGGGAGTGGACCGAGCCGACCGAGCCCGGACGTCGTGTTCGGGTGACCGGTGATCGGCGCCGATCGGGCGCTCGGCGAGCCGACGCTCGGCGATACGCGTCGGGTGCAGGTCGCGCGCGCCAGACGACGACTGCTCTACGGGGATTGGGAGGCGGACGCCATCCGCCGGATCCGCGCGCGCCTCGGAGCGATCCGGCGGGAGGCGGTCGGCTATCCCGACCTCTCCGCGAATCCGTTCCGGTCTGTGTGCCATCAAACCGCGGTTCTCTACGACCGCGCACCTCGACTCTCGCACCCCGACGACACCGACGGGAGCCTCGCAAACTGGCTCACCGTCAAGCTCTCCGAATCGCTGTGGGCGAGCAAGATGCAGCGGATCCAGCGGGACACGATCGGGATCCGTGAAATGCTCGTGCGCCCCGACATTACGAGCCGCGGGCGTCTCACGATCCGCCCCGTGTTCCCGGACCGGTGCGAGATCGAGCCGCACGACGAGGAGCCCGACCGCCCGGGGACGCTGCGGGAGGCGCGGATCCGCAAGGTCGCGGGCGTGCGGCAATGGACCTATGACGAGATCGACCCCGAGAAAGAGCAATACCGCGTCGTCGACGCGCAAGGCGAGGTCATCACCGCGAAAGCGCTCGGCTCGGGCGCCTCGGGCGAGCGCTACCCGTACCGGTGGGACGGGGGCCGCGGCGATCCGTACCTCGCCGCGGTGCTCTACCACGCGACACCCACCGGCGAGCTGTGGGATTGGAGCGAGCTGCGCGAGCTCTACGAGGCGACGCTCGAGTCGTGCGTGCTGTGGACGTTCTGGGGTCACTGCGTGCGGGATGCAAGCTGGCCTCAGCGGTGGGCGATCGACCTCGAGGTCAAGGCAGCGACGACCGAGGGGCCTCCGGGCACCGCACGTCAGGGGATCGTGACCGACCCGACCGTGCTCCTCCGCCTGACGCGCTCAAACCCCGACGCGGGCGCGTCCCCGACGCCCCCCGGACAGTTTGCCCCGGGGGCCGATCCGCTCGCGCTCGCCGAGGCGCTCATGATCTTCGAGTCGCGGATTGCCGCCTACGTCGGGGTCACCGATCCCGACTTCATTCGCACCTCGGGCGATCCGCGGTCGGGCTACGCGCTGGCGATCAGCCGCGACGGGCAGCGCGCGGCCGCGCGGAAATTCGAACCGCAATTCCGCGCGGGCGACGAGGAGCTCCTCGGTATGTGCGCGGCGCTGCTCAATACGCACCTCCACGATCCTGAGGGGGGGTTCGACGACGAGCGCGCGGTCGAGCTCCCCGAATCGGGGTGGAGTGTCCGCTATCTCGGGCTCCCGCTCACGCCCGAGGAGCAGGACGCGCGTCGACGTGACCAGCTCGAGCTACTCGACAAGGGGCTCACGTCGCGCGAGCGAGCATACTCGGTGATCCACGATCTCTCGCTCGAGGAGGCTCGACGCGAGCTCGAGGAGATGGACAGAGGCGCGACGCGCGCGAGCGCATAGGAAAGGGAGGCACGATGGCGAACGAGGGCACGGGCACGGGAGCGAACGGGACGCCCGCAGCGGGCGGAACCGGAGGCGGAACCGGAGGCGGAGGCGCAGCGGGAGCGGCGACGACGCAGCTCCGCACGGTGAGGCAACAGCTCGTTGCTCGGACGACCGAGCTCGAGCAGCTCCGCGGGGAGCTCGAGGCGGTGCGCGCGAAAGCCGAGACCGCGGACACCCTCGGGGCTCGGATCCGTGAGCTCGAGGGCGAGAAAACCAAGCTCGTCGAGACCCACAAGACGGAGCGGGCGTTGTGGGCGACCGGGCTCACGGATCCCGACGAGGTCGAGCTCGTCCGATTCGCGCACGGGCGCCTCCCGGCGGAGAACCGCCCGAGCCTCCCCGACTGGCTCGAGGGCATCAAGAAAGATCCTGCGAAGGCTCCGAAGCTGCTCGAGCCGATCACGTCGCGGTGGAAAGCCCCCGCGGGCAAGGGGAAGGATGCGCCCGCGACGACCTCCCGCGGTCGCCCGCAGCCGAACAAGGGGACGACGCCCGCAGACGACACGGGAGGCGGAGGAGGCGGCGAACCGACGCCCGAGGAATGGGCGGAGGCGCGCGCTCGAGCTATCCGCGGTGACGGGCGGCTGTTCGACGAATTGCGCAAGCGCGTCGGGCGGGGACCCTACCGAGCGCGACGACGGTAGCTTGCCACGTGATGCCCCGCCCGGGTAACGTAGGGGCACGGCACGCCAGCGCGGGCGGTGAAGACGCGCACGGGGGATGCCTCCCCCGGGGCTAAGCCACGACGAGCTGTCAATCGTCGGCGAGGTGCCCCCTCGACCCGGGGGTGACGTCGGTCGTCGGGCTCCCGGTCCATTCCACGGGGGAGGATCGTCGGCCATGGCTGCACCGAACGCAAATACCTACAGCTCGTTGTCGGACCTGCTCACCTCCGAGGTGCTCGATCCTGCGGTGATCCTGCTCCTCGCCGAGCGAAACAACATCCCGCGGCATCCCGCGATCTTCATGGCGGAGCCCGTCGACGCGATCGGGTCCGCGACGCGCAAGGTGAGTCACGTCGGGCTCAACAGCTACGACCTCCCCGCGGCGCTCGCCGACGGGTCGACCGTCCCGTTGACCGCGCTCACCGACGGGAGCTCGACCCTCACGGTCACCCGCTACACGAAGGCCTACGGGTGGACGGACCTCGCCCGCATGACGCTCCCCGACGGGCGGATCGACGCGGACATCCTCGCGCTTGACGCGGTGCAGAGCATGAACAGTCGGGCGACCGACCTGATCTGCGACGTGATCGACGGGTTCTCGACGCAGAGCGGACCGGGGACGGGGACCGATCTCGACGTGGCGTCGGTCATGGCGCTGATCGGGGCGGGGGCGGTGGGCAATCTCCCCGGTCCCGCGTTCATGGGCGTGATCCACGGGCAACAGTGGTCTGACCTGATCGTCGACGGGGGCACCTCGATCGGGTCCGCCGGTGGCGGGACGCAGAACTACAGCGCCGAGCTCGCCGCCATGCAGACGTTGCAGGGGACGGGCTACGTCGGGTCGTGGCTCGGCGTCGATTGGTTCCGAAACAACCGCGTCAAGACGGCGAACGCGGCTGCGGATCGGGCCGGTGCGCTGTTCGCGAGCGGCGGGGTGATCGGGTGCCTCGGGATGTTCGTCCGCGGGGTCGACGACCCGAACAACCAAGTGCTCGTCGGCGGAAACTCCGAGGAGGGCAACGCGGGCGTGATCCTGTTCGAGAGATCGCGCGACGCGTTCTCGGCTGAGACCGCGTTCGTGAGCCACGCGTACATGGCATGGGCGAAGGGTGTCGAGGCGGGGATCACGCTGATCAGCGACGCGTGACCCACACAACCGGAGGGTGAGCGATGGCACGACTGCAAGACGGTGACGAGGGGACCGAGGCGCCCGCGAGCCCGGACACCCCGAACGTCCCGCAAGGGGCGACCCGACCGATCGGGCGGTTTTTGCTCTCGAGCGGAGCCGCGGAGGCGCTCGACATCCTCCCCGACGTGGCGGGACGACCGGCGGAGCAGGACCCCTATCCGCGCGTCCCCGCCTCGCCCCCGTTCCGCCTCGTCTACTGCGCCGACCGGTGGGACGTGCTCGAGGGGCACTTGATCCCGCAGCTCTACCGGTTGTCGTTCAACCCCGGGGTCAACGGGGTGTCGCGCGGCTCGGGAGGAGCGCCCGATCCGACGGACGCGCTCGCCGCGGTCGACCGCCAGGGGCACTACGCGCTCCCCTGGGACATCGGGTACGAGGGCAAGCCCGGCGAGCCGCGGAGCTACCTCCGGGGCTTTCAGGTCGGGGTGGCGCAAGACCGCAAGACGGGCGCGTTTGTCAAAGTGATCTCGTGGCATACGCGCTTTGAGCAGCTCTATGCGGGGTCCGAGCACATTCAATCGGACACGATCGGCTATGTCACGTGGCTTTCGGGGCTCGTGCAGCGCGGGCTCCTCGGGCAGCCACGGCCCTACGTGATCGAGCGGCTCGTGCGCCATTACGAGACGCGGCTCGGCAAAGAGCTCTCCAAGGCGAACGGGTCCGCGGAGAGCGCGAACCTGTACCGGCAACGGCTCGGGGTCGTCCGCGCGTGGCAGGAGGATCTGAGGGCGGAGCAAATGCAGACGCCCGTCGCCCCGCTCGAGGAGATCGAGCCCGTCGTCGCGACCCCCGAGCCCGTCGAGCCTCCGAGCTCGCCGCGGGGCAAGCGGTGAGCGACGCGATCCGCCGACTGCTCGCCCGCCCGGGTGCTCGAGAGCGCCTCGAGCGTCGCGCGCGGGGGACGCGCCTCGGGGTCGAGGCTCGGGTCGCCCCCGGGTGGACCGAGTATCGCGAGGGGAACGCCATCGAGCAGCACGCCCGAGAGGTGCACTATGACGTGCTCCGCCGGGAAGGGTTCGATCGCCAGCGCGCGCGAGAGATCGCGGCGGAGTCGAGCGAGCGCCAAGCGGAGGAGCTCGCGCGCATCCGTGGCGACCGCCTCGTCGTGAGCGGCGGGAGCATCCCCGAGGGCGAGCCGCGTCGCCCCGGGTGCGGGCTCGCGCTCCCCTCCGCGCTCACCGACGAGGGGTGAGACCATGCCCGCGACCGACACCCTCTACAGCGCCCGCGCGACCTCGCACGAATGCCTCGAGAAAGGGCGGGTCAACAACGTGCAACAGCGGGTGTATGACGCGGGCGCGCTCGTCTCCCCGAGCTCGGGGACGCTCACGGTCTACAACGCGAGTCAGGTCGCGGTGCTCTCGGGGGTGACCGTCGATCTCACGGGATCGATCGCCAACTACGACATCCCGGCCGCTACATTCACCGACGAGCCCTATGGAGAGGGGTGGATCCTTGCGTGGGCTCTCGTCATGCCCGACGGGACGACGCGCAACATCCGCCGCACCGCGTCGCTCGTCGTGTCGCGACTGCACCCTCCCGCGGTCGCGGCGGATCTGTTCGGGCGCCTCCGCGCGCTCGATCCGACCAACGCGCACCCCATCACCGCGTTGACGCTCGCCGAATTCGACGACTACCTCGATTCGTGCTGGCTCCAAATCGAGGAGAAGCTCCGCAGGAAAGGTCGGCGCCCCTGGCTGATCCTGTCCGGCGAGGCTCTCCGAGAGCTGCAAATCGTCGGGACGATCGCGCTGATCTTCGAAGACCTCGCGACGCGGAACCAAGCCGCATTCGGCGACAAGGCGGCATACTACCGCGAACAATGGCGCGTCGAATGGGCGGACGCGCGGTTTCAATACCTCGAGGTCGACTCGAGCACGGGGAGCGCGGACACGGATCAGGTCGGATCCGAGCCCGCCGTTTGGCTTCAATCGTTCGGTGAGCCCGTCTCTCCGAACAGGTGGGGGTGAGCATGATCGCAGGACGATTGATCGCCATCGCGACCGGCGAGGCAGCGGAGGTGGAGAACACGACGACCGAGGGCAGGCTCTACGGGCGGATCTTCGCCGCCTACGCGCTGCAAGCCGGGAAGCTCTACACGATGCGTGTCCCCGTGATCGTCAACGACAACAACAGCACGGACACGCTCACGCTCAAGGTGCGATTCGGGAGCTCGTCGACGCCCGGATCGAACACCGCGTGCGGTGCGTCCGCCGCGATCGACGTGGTCGACGCGGACGCGGCGGTCGTCGAGTGTCACCTCGAGGTGCACAGCGCGACCCGCGCGATCGTCTACGGCATGATCTCGGCAACCGACGCGGCGAACGTCGAGAAAGTGTCGAGCTTCGGACCGACGGTGATCACGCTCGACAACACCGTTGCGAACTACTGGGACGTCACCGCCACGTGGAGCGTGGCGCACGCGGACAACGAGGTCGCCGCGGCGGGCGGTCACGTGATCGAGTACGCGTGAGCCTCGCACCCGCCACGATCCGGGCGAGGATCCAAGCACGGCTCGCCGCTGTGCTCGGGATCCTCTCGCCCCCGTGGCGACCGTCGGCGCTGTCCTACGACCTGTTTCCGGGCGCCGACCTGCAAGACGTCGAGGCGCTCGCCTACGCGGTCGGGCTCCCCTCGACGACGTTCCTCGACGGGCGCCAACCCAGCGGCGGGCAAGCACCCGCGCGCACGATCGTCGGGATCAAGTTTTCCAGCTACCTCCGCGCGGACGCGCACGTCGGCGACTATGACGTCGCCCTCGCCCGGGAGGCGGCGCTCGTCGTCGCCCTCGGGGGCACGACCGGGAGCGGCGGACCCGCCCCGCGGGTCGTGCAGGTGGATCGGCAAGTGATCGGCGACGGGACCGTGTTCCTCGGGCACGTGACCGTCGAGGTATTCCACGGCTACCCGCTGTAGCGGGAGGGGGCGTCAATGGCGGCGGAATCGACCTTTTGGAAGAACAACCTACAGGGGGCGATCACGCTGATCGACGGCACCGGGACCCCGGTCACGCTCGCGCTCGCCACCGACCGCGGCGATCTCAAGATCACCGGGCTCGGACCCGCGAACCAGAACGCCCCGGTCGTGATGACACGGCGGGGCAAGTTTGGGAGCCTGAACCGCGGCGAGCGGATCTTTCCGCAGGTCACGTTCACGTGCTTCACGGGCAACGTGATCGGCTCGTCCGGAGTGGCACCCGGAACCCCATGGGAGTTTGCCGGCAAAAAAGGCGCCTATGCGGCGAACGTCAGCACGCTCGGCGCCAATCGCGAGTACACGATCGACATCAAGCTCACGATCGAGGGCACGAATTGGGGCGATACCGCCGACGAGACGATCACGTGCGAGGATTGCGTCGTCGCGTGCGAGTGGAACGAGGCGATCGACGGCAACATCCTCGCGATCAGCGCGCAATGTCTCGGCGACATTGTGCTCGTCAACTCGCAGACGGTCACGCTCACCGAGGCCTAGCGCCTCACGGCACGGGAGATCGAATGGCACTTGCAATCGTGAAGGACGCAGCGGGCACGGAGATCGAGCGCTACCAGCGGCGGGACGCGCGGCGTGCGTGGCTCACGGTGCAGGGACAGTCGCACACCGACGTCCCGATCCGCGGCGAGGGGTGGGAGCGCCGCGGGCGCTTCCCGGTGGGCTCGACGTGCACGCTCGACGGGCGCGTGCACGCACAGCTCGGCGCCGATGGCGAGTGGCACCTCGTGCCCGATCGGGAGCCCGCCCCCGCCCCCGTCCCGCAGCCCGAGGCGCGTCCCGCGGTGGCGGAGCCCCCGCCCCGCACCCTGACGCCCGCGCGCTTCCCCGGGTCGCTCGACGCAGGGGGCGACGGTGAGTGAGCCGATCCGGTTCGCGGGCTCCGAGCTCGTCCTGACCGCCCCGCCGCGCGTGAGCCACGCATACGCGCTGCTCCTCGCGGTGGAGGACATCGCGGGCGACACGCGCAAGGTACGCCCGACGCACTTCGTGCTCGCCGCGGCGCTCGGTCTGTGCGTGGCGCGCGTGCGGTCGCGGATCCCGTTCGACGGGGACGTGCTCGCGTTCGGGATGAAGGTCGTCGACCTGTTCCTCGGGCCCGACGTGAAGCTCGGTCCGGGCGACGAGGCTCCGACGATGCTCGAGCTCGTGCAGCACGGGCAACGCGCGCTCGAGGTCATCCGCGCCTCGATCCCGACCGCTCAAATGGTCGAGCGCACGGCGGTTTTTTCCGAACCCCCCTCGGGAGACTCGAGCGCGAGCGGCTCGCGATTGAACGATGGTGGGGACGCGCCCCCGGATGGCTCGCCGAGCTAGCGCCCGACGAGCAAGCGTTGCTGATCGCGGACTACCGCGAGCACAGCGCGGAGCTCGCCAAGCTGACCTCGACCGGAGGGGACCATGCCCGACCTGATCCGCTACCGGGAGGGGGACGTCACCGTCACCGTTGACGATGGCCTCCGCCGCTGGGTCGAGTCGCTCCTCGAGGAGACCGGCGGGGTCGTCTACGAGCGGATCGAGCGCGACGTGCGGGCGATCTTCGACGAGGCGGTCGCCCGGTGGCCCGTCAAGACCGGGCGGAGCCGCGACGGGCTTCGCACCGCCGTGCTCCTCGACCGGGGAGCCGCGCGCGTCGAGGGGCAAATCCTCGCCCTCGTGCCGTATTCGGTCTACATCAAGAGCGTAAAGGGCGGTTTGCAGGGAAAAAACGCGTGGCAATCGCTCGTGCGCGGGCCCATGACCCTGCTCAAGCGTCGTCTACTCGCGGAGCTCGGCGACGTGATCGTCGGGGGGGGTCGTCGTCGTGCCCGGTGATCGCCTTACAGTCGCCGTCACCGCCGAGCTCCGCGAGTTTGAGCGCCGGTTGGCGCTGCTCCCCGACATCGGCGGAAAGGAGGCGAAAGAGCTCGCCTCCAAAGTGCGAAAGGAGCTCAAGCACGCCGAAAGCGGGGCGACCGACGTCGGCAAGGCGATGTCGGGGTCGTTCAAGAAAGCCTCGGAGGTGCTCAAAAAGGGGTTCGAGAGCGCCGGGGGGCCGATCGCCTCGATCGGAAAAGCGATCTTCGACTTCGCGCTCCCGCTCGGGCAAGCGGCGGGGGGCGTCGGGGAGGTCACCGCGAGCCTCGGGGTCGCCGGGGTCGCGGCGACGGGGGTTGGGGTCGCCGTGCTCGGAGCGGCCGCGGCGATCGGGGTCGCGGCGGTCGCGGGTGGCGTGCTCGTCGCGGGGATGGCAGCGGTCACAAACGCGGCGGGTGAGGCGGTCAAGCGCCTCGACGCAATGGGCGAGTCTGCGCTCGTCGACCCCGCCGCTCGGGAGGCGCTCGATCAGTATCAGCACGCGACCGCAGCGCTGTGGCAACAGGTCGACGTGCTCACGACACAGCTTGGCGCGGCACTCGCCCCCGCGCTGACTGCGCTCGCCGGGAAGGTCACCGACCTGATCGAATGGGTCAACGGTCTCGAAAAGAGCTTCGATGCGGTCCGTCGCAAAATCGACGAGGTCATCGACTGGCTCCCCGAATGGGCGCGGTGGGCACCCGCGATCAATCTCGTAAAGGGGGCGGTCGACGACCTCGAGGGCGCCTATCAAACGCTCGTCGACACCGCGGCGGAGGCCAAACTCGCGCCGACGCAGGCGGAGATCGACCGGTGGACTAAGCTCGCGGAGGAGCGCGAGAAATTGCGCCTCGACGACGAGGCGCGTCAACGGCGGGAGCTCACGGATGCGATCGCTGCGGAGGTCGCCGAGCAAGAGCGACTGCTCGCGCTGCAAGAGTCGGTCTCGAGCTCGATCGATCAGTGGGCATGGGACCAGCGGTTCGCCAATTACGAGCGCGAGCTCGAGGCGGTCGACAAGCTCAACGAGGCGATCGTCGCGCGGCGACTCGAGGAGCAGCGGACGAGCGACGCGGCGCTCGGAGCAGCGCGCGAGCGGATGGGGGTCGCCGCAAAAGAGGCGCAATACGTCGCGAGTGCGTTCGGCGAGGCGACCGCGGCGATCGAGCTGCTCACCGACGGAGTGATCGCCAGCTACACCGCGCGGCTCGAGGCGGGAGACGCGGTCACCGCGGCGGAGGTCGCGCGAGCGCAACGGGCGCTCGCGTTGCAGAAAACCCTCGAGCTCGTCAGCCTGACCGCGTCCGCGATCGCGACGTGGTTCAACCTCACGCGCGATCTCTCGACCATCCCAGGGAACGCGATCGGGGCGCCATTCGAGGCCGCGGCGATCGTGCTCGGTTCGATGGTTGTTCCCGCCTCCCAAATCCTCGGGGAGTCGATCCCGTTCCCGCGGAGCAGCGGCGGAGGGGGCGCGGGGAGCGCGGGGAGCGCGGTCACCGCTCCGAACGGCTACGAGCCACCGCCGGATCAGGGCGCGAACTACAAAGACGACGGCGGGGGCTACCGCGGCGGGCAATCGGGCGCCTCGAGCTCGCGCTCGAGCGGCGGGGGCGAATCGGTGACCGTCGTCGCGGTCACCTTCACAAACGGCCGGATCGGCAAGCGGAGGATCTAGGATGGGACGCGACGATCCGACATTCGGTCTGGTAGTGCTCGAGGCGCGACACGACTCCGACGCTCTCGCCGCGATCGGGGTCGCGACCCGCTCGAGCGCCTACACGCAAGACGGGTCCCAACCGGGGCAACCGGTCCCGACCGACACCGATTCGACGTGGCGCCCGCAGGTGAGCCGTGCGCAGTCGGTCGACCTGTTCGTGCGCACGATGCGCGGCGGGTACGCGGGTCGTGCCGGCGGAGCCGAGATCGCGTATCGCCTCGCCGACGACACCGCGTCGACGGACTATCGGGGATGGAACGACCCGAACATCGTTACCGGATTCTCCGGCGGGATCAGCGCGGGCGCCACGGGGACGTTCGGGAGCTCGGTCTCGTGGACCGGCGTTGCGGCGTGCGCGCTCCCCGACGGAATCATCGTCCTCGCCGCGGTGGACAACAGCGCAAAGACCGGTCGCGTCTGGTCCTACGACACCCGCTCGGGCGTGTGGACCGATGGCGCGACGTTTTCGGCGAACGCTCCGGGGCTCGAGGGGCCGATCGGTCTGGTGTATGACGAGGGCAACGACCGGGTGATCCTGTACTCCGGGCTGTCTGCGAACACGGGCCTACGTCAAGCCGCGTTCTACTCCACCGATCAGGGGGCGACGTTCTCCGGATTCTCGCGGTTCGTGCTCGGCGGGAGCTCACAGCCGAGCTTCGAGTTTGGGGCGATCCGCGTCGCGTATCGGCCGAACGGGCTCGACTGGCTCATGATCACGACCGACGAGACCGACGGGAGCGGCACCTCGAGTCAGTTTGCGTCGAGCACCGCGGGCGCCTCCTTCGATTCGGTCAACGCATCGTTGTCGGGGACGGCGCATTGGCCCGTGTGGACCGGATCACACTTTCTCGTCGCCTACGTCAACCCCTCGACGCTGGCGCCAGAGGTGCGCCTCCTCGCCTCCGCACGCAGCGACTTTGCGGACGCAGCCGCGATTGTCGTCGATTCGGGTCGCGACGCTCAGGTCGTCGTCCCCGTCGTCGACGCAGACGGGGTCATCTACCTGTACGCGACCCGGATCGTGACCGCGACGGTATACGAGGATCTCGCGTGCTATCGGTCGCTCGACGGGGGGGCGACCTGGGCAAAATACACGTGCGAGGTCACATACCCGAACACGACGACCGATTGGCTCGAGTGGCAGGGGGCGTGCGCCGCGGCGGGCGCTGTCTACTTGGTCGGGCACGGGATCAGCCCGGGGAGCACGAGCACCGACAACGTGCTCGGGGTCCTTCGCCTCGGTGGGTGGAGTCAGGTCGCGCACGGTCCGGGGGCGCTCGGCACGGTGATCACGCACGAGCTCCGCGCGGCGTGGGGCGCCTCCGCACCCGCGACGACGATCGAGTCGCGGCTCTACTACCCGATCGCCTACCCGCATCACCATGGGTGGACGGCGGTCGCAACGACGACGCTCCCGAGCTTGTCGACCGCCGGGTACGACGCGCTCTATTTCAACGCGGGGCTCGCGAGCGGCTACACGTGGAGCTACACCGCGACCGTGGCGCACAGCTCGGTCATGTTCGAGATCGAGGCCTACGTGACCGCGGGCGCGACGCGGGCGCAAGCGCTCGGGGTCGGAGCGCTCAACGCAGGGGCGAGCATTCGGCTCTCGGACAATTCCACCTACGAGTACGAGGTGCTCGTGCACCTCTGCACCGACGGGATCGCGCTGCAAAATGCGAACAGCGGCGCAACGATCGAGTCGATCGCGCTCACGATGAATGGGACCGACGGAGGCGGGAACCTCACGTGGACCCGCATCCGCGTCATGCTCACCGCGGGGAAAGTGGAATGGTGGTACACGCAAGGGACCGGCGATCTCGCGGAAACGTGGACGAAGGGCACGGGGGGTTCCGTCTCGAGCGGGGCGGTCGCGACGCTCGATCGCGTGCTGTGGGGGTACGGTGCGACGCACGCGGGGACGTGCACGCACGCGATCCGGTGGGTCGGGGTCGCGTTCGGCGGGGAGTGGCAGCACTCCATTGAATCGACCGACGAATGGGAGAAAGCCTACAGCGCCGGATCCCGCGGGCATACTTACGGCAAGCCCGTACCCGGGAGAGCGAACCCCTACCCGGTCCCCGAGCTCACCGCCGACGACGAGGAGCTCGGGCTCATTGCCGCGACCGGGGGGCCCACCTACCTCGGGGAGACGACGACGCTCGCGACCTCGTATGCGTGGCCGATCAAGGCCATACACCCGACGCAGTCGCCCTCGCCGCGGGATTCGTGGCGCACGACCGGCGACTCGCAACCGCTGCTCGTGTACGATCTCGACAATGCAGAGTGGTACGGGGACGGGATCGCGCTGCTCGCGCTCCGCGCGCGGCCGCATCAATGGCTCCTCGAGACCGACGACGGGTCGACCGGATGGACGACGCTCGGGACCCTCGACCTGACCGTAGGCTCGAGCCTCACCTACACGCGCACGGGGTCGGTCGTCGCGGCGAACGGCGGCACGCAGGGCTCGCGCTATTTCGCCGAGAACGAGCTCGCGGGGGGCTACGTCGTATCGAACAGCGTCGCGGTGAACATTCTTGCGAATAGCGCCGGATTCTGGGGATCGCAGAGCGCGACCCGCCAACCGCTCCGGATCACCCTCGCGTCGATCGGGAGCTTCCCGAGCTCGGGGAGCGACCTGCGGATCGTGAGCCCCCGCGGGCTCCTCGTCGTGTACCCGTCCGCGCTCACGGTGCGGCGCTACGTGCGGATCAGCGCGACCGCCTCGGTGACCTCCCCGTCGAGCAAGTATGGTGCGGGGATCCTATCGATCGGGCGCGTGCTCGGGCTCGGCGCCGAACCTGCATGGGGGTGGACCCGGGAGCGCCGCGCGTTCGTCCGTCGCTCGATCTCGAGCGACGGGGTGAGCTCCGCTCGGGAGCTCGGACCGCCCGCGCGGCGGATCACCTATTCATGGCCCGAGTATCAGGACACGCGCAAGCTCCGCGAGCCCGAGAGCTACGTCGCGATCTCCGGCGGGATCCCGATCGGGACCGGAGAGGACGCGGCAGCGCTCCCCGAGCTCCTCGACGTGGTCGACTCGGGCGAGGTCCCCGTGTGTGTCGTGCCCCGCCTTCCGACGAGCTCGGGCTCGACGCTGATTGGCCTCGACGACTTCGTCTATGGGCGCGTCGTCACCGATTCGCTCGCGATCACCGGCAAGCTCGGGACCGAGGGCACGAACGAGATCGTTACCGTCGGAGCGCTCACCGTCGACGAGCTCTGCTGAGGCGAGGTGCCGCGTACCGTTAGGGGATTGCGGAGAGGCAAGACGGGTGCCCGCTCTCTCGACCCGGGGCCCGACCGCGCGCGGCACACGGCGGGAACGCTGAGCAGACGTCGACCTCGACCGGATCGGACAAGAGCACCCGAAACGTTCCACACGCTCTACGACGCCCGTTTCACGCGGGTCACGTGTGAAACGTGCCCACCGCCGAGCGGCGGATCGCCCGTGGAACGCGCGGAGGCAACCGTCGACGACGGGAACACCCGAAACGTTCCACACGCTCTACGACGCCCGTTTCACGCGGGTGCAGCCGTGAAACGTCCATGCGGACACGATCGCAATTCGTCGTGAAACGCTCGGGAGCAACCGACGCGACGGTTGACCCGAAACGTTCCACACGCGCTCGCCCGCGCCTCCGGCGCGGGTCGCCGTGAAACGTAGGTGCTACCGTTGCGGGGCGGACGAGCGCCTCGTCGCGGTAGTCTGTGGCGGGAGGTCGTCGTGCATTGGTTGCTCGAGATCGTCGTCGAGGGGCGCACGTATCGGTGGTCGGTCGATCGCATCGAGGTCGACGCGACGCACATTTACCGGCCCGGGCTCTCCGATCTCGAGGTCGAGGATGGAGCGGAGCGGATCGCGATCCAGGTGCAAGACGCTCGGGCGGCGTGGACGTCGCTCGCGCCCCGGATGCAGGGGGCTCGGGCGGTGCTCCGCCGGTGGCTCGCGGGCACCACCTACGACGAGGCGCTCGTCGTGCTCGCGGGTGCGCTCGTCGAGGTCGAATACGACACGGACGATCAGCCGATGCGCTGCAAGATCGACTCGGATTCGGAGCTCGTCGTCGGGCTCCCGGTCCCCGATGCGTTCTCTCGCGCGGGGGCGCTCACGTGGCCCGTCACCGGTACGCTCGGCGACGAGGGGGTCGCGTACCCGGTGATCTTCGGCTTCCCGGGCTACGAGGGGACCGCGACCCCGTACCCGGTCGTTCCCGTCGCGCTCGCGCAATGGTCTGCGACGCGGGCGGACACCCTCGCGATCGTGTCCGAGGATCCCGACCTCGACCTCACCGGGTGCCGGATACGCAACGACGTCACCGTCGGGGAGGCGGATCAGACCGTCGCGGGAAAGGTCGACCTGCTCGGGAAGGGCGTCCGTGCGGCGACGTTCGCCGACTCTGCGACCGGCTACCCCGCCACCGCCACCGACGCGCGATCGCTGTTCGCGGGGTTTCACCCGGACACGGGAGGCGGACCGCGATCCGCATGGGAGGTCGTCACCTATCTGTGTCGGCGGTGGGCGCCCGATACGCTCGAGTGGGACCGAGCCGCGGAGGTCGAGGAGCTCCTCTCCGCCTACCTCGTCGACACGTGGATTGATCAGCCGATGTCCGACGCTTGGACGTGGCTCGAGAGCGTGCTCCTCCCCGACCTGCCCGTCGTCGTCCGGATCGGGCCCACCGGTCGCCGCTACCTCGTCGGGCGCGACTGGACCCCCTCGGGCGCTCGCGTCGTCGCCGAGCTCACGACCGGGCGTCACCTCGAGGCGGCGTCGACGGTCCGCACCGAGACCCCCGGACCGACGAACGAGTTTACCGCCGACTACCGGGAAGATCGGGCGGGCGTGTACCGCGCTCGGGTCGTCGTCACCGGCGGAGTGAGCGCGCGCGAGCTCGCGAGCTCTGTCCCGCTCACCGCCGAGCCCGGATCGACCTCGAGCCAGTCGGTCACGGTGATCCGGTCGGGGATCTGCGCGGATAGTCGCGCGCGCTTCGGATTGCGCCGGGCACGGGGGGTACAGGTCATTGACTGGACCTGGGACGAGGGGACCGTGCTCCGCGTGCTCGAGGATCGGGTCGCGCGGGAGGCGATCCCCGCGCTCGTCACCCGGTACGCGGTGGTCGATCGAATGCGGTTCGACCTCCGCGAGGGCGACACCGTGCGGATCACCGACGACGAACGCGGATGGACGAGCAAGCTCGCGACGATCGTCGCGCCTCCGCGACTCGCCGCGGACCGCACGACGATCACGCTCCGCGTCCCGAGGTAGACTGTCGCGGGGGGTCTCATGGCGGCGAAACAGCTCGTCATCAACGTACCGTCGATCGACACGAGCGAAAGCACCGCAAACAAGGTGCGGCGCTACCTCGCCCCGACGACGGGGGCGCCGAAGTGGTATCGGCTTTTCTGTGCCTCCGACCTGTACCTCGAGCTCGGCGACGTGACCGACGCGGCGAGCCTCGGGAGCGCTTACGAGACGCTCAAAGGGGGGGTCGAGCACGTGCGGGCGATCCGCCGCGGGGAGTTTGGTCTCGCGTGCGCCGCGACGAGCGCCTCGGTCGAGGTGACCGCAATGTCCTCCGTCGGTCCGGGCTGATCCCGTGTCGGGCTACTTCACGGGGGCGCCCGTCGCGCTGGCAGGGGGCGCCTCGGTCCCCGCGTTCGACTTGATCACCGGTTGGGGGTCGCTCAACGATCCGGGGGCCCGCACGACGACGGGCACCGCGCACGATGGCTCGGGGGGGCTCACGTTTGTGATGGCGGGCGACGTCGTGCAATACGACGGGTGGCAAGAGACTGCGCCCGACTTTGACGTGCTCCTCACCGACCTTTACCCGGATTGGTCCGACGAGACGGACCGGTTCGAATGGTGCATGAACATCGGCGCAATGCCGCTGTCGACCGCGAAGTATGGCCTAGCGACGTGGTTTCGGGACGCGAACAGCGCGGGACGCGGCACGGCGAACGGGACCGGGCTCCTTATCTACCCGAACAGCACGACCGTAGTCAACGCAGCGCAGGCGGGCCCGACCGGAGCAGCGGTCACCGCAGCCGCGAACGGATCGAACACGAACGTACCGAGCCAGGTTTACGGCTCGGTCACGTTCGACTCGGCCGGCGTGCCCCGCGTGACCGGGCGGGTGCAGCGGACGAGTGATCAGGGGGAGATCGTGCTCGCGGGCACCGCTCCCGCGGCGCTCGGGGCGGCGGCGAATCGGCGATTCTGTTGCGCGGTCGTGCACGTGTCAGTGACGACGGGGACCCCGACGCTCGCCGCGTCGGTCTACTCGCGGAGGGTGAGGACGACGGGCCCTTTCGCGTGAGCTCGGCGGGTGCAAAGCCCGACTCGCCGAGCGTCGCACTCGTGCTCGGGCACTCGATCGCCCATGGGGTCGGGGCGACGGACACCGTCTATGGCGGGGTCACGCTCCCCGCGGGGATCAGCGTCCGCGACGGGGGCGTCAACCTCTCCGCATGGCCCGACTCGAGCGGGACCGGTCCCGATCCGGGGGTGCTCCCGTACCTCGCGGCGAACATGGGAACGGGGACCATCATTCGCCGCGCGACGAACGGTCAGATCCTCTCGGGGGTGGAGACGACCGAGCTCCCGAACGCCATCGCCGACTGCACCGCGCTCGGGATTGATCGCCGCGACGTCACCTTGTGCGTGCTCATGATCGGCGAGAACGACGCGCAGAACGGTGCGGAGAGCGCCGCCTATGCCGCACGGATCGGGCAAACGTGCGCGCTGATCGAGGCAGCGTTCCCGAACGTGCGGATCGTGGTTCAGAACATGAGGACTGAGGATGCGTCCTATTCGGAATTCGCGGTGATTCGCGCTGCGAACGTGTCCGCGGTCGCCGCTCGCGCCACGCGCGCGCTTGCCGACTACACGGGGATCACGCTCAACGACGCAGTGCATTACGACCTCGCCGGGTACGCGACCGCGGGCTCGTTGCAGTGGGTGGGGTGGCAAGCGGCGCTCTGAGCTATGCTCCCGCCCGAGGGGGTCCCGTGAAGCTCGTCGGTCTACTGCCCGCGCTGATCGAGATCGGCATAGCGGTGGCGATCACCGCGTTCACCGAGATCAAGGGCGCGATCGCCCGCTCCTCCGACGGCGGGCGCAAGATCACCCCGAACGAGTGGCAGCGGATCGCGTCGCGGTGCGCCGCGGCGCTCATGCACGGGATCACCGAGGCAGCGTCACCCTGGTTGGACGACGACGCGGTCGCGCTCTTTTCGCCGGACACGGGACCGACCTCACACCCCGCAGCGTGATCCCGTGGCGGACGAGACTCGCGAGCTCGTGCTCGAGCTGCGCGCTGACCTCGCGCGCATCCGTCAACAGGTCGCCCGCAACGGAGACGATCTCGAGATCGTGCGCGACCGCCTCGACGAGCTTTTGGTCGTCCTGAATCGGATCGCCGACGTCGAGGAGCGGCGGGAGGAGCGAGAGCGCCTCGAGGCGCGCGAGCGAGCGAGCGAGCGAAAGGACCGTCGCATCGAGCTCCGCGCACGCGAGAAAGAGCGGATCGAGGCGCGCCGCTGGTGGCGCGTGTCCGTCGCCGAGCGGATCCTCCTGCCCGCCGCGACCGCGGTCGTCTCGGTGCTACTCTCTCGGTGGGCGCTCCCGCTACCGGAGAGCGCAGCGATAGACGATGTCGTCCCGACGCAGTCACCGCCCCCGTCTGCACCCCTGCCATCGCCCCCGCCTTCGGGGGCACCCGAGGAGGCGCCCCCGCCCCCGACACCCGAGGCTCAGCATGACTGATCGCCAGCGCAAACCTCCGCAGATCCCAGCGACGGGGCGGGCGCCACGTGTAGAGCACGCGCGCCGTGAGCTCGAGCGGCGGGGGTTTTTGCGTGTCGGGACCGACCATGATTCGCGGGTCGTGCGGGACCCGTCGGGACGACCGACCGGGCGAGTCGAGCCTCCGTCACCCCGAGGGGGGGTCGCGGTCGTCGCGTACCACCGCCGCGGCCGCCCGGGTGACAGCACGAGCGAGGGCGATCCCCCGAGCTCGTCGCGCAACGTCGTCCCCGATCCCGCTGGCAGCTACTCCGACCACGGACCCGATCCGGAGGGGCCCACCGGGCCGACCGGCGAGCTGCTCCCGCCCGAGGGCGAGGAGCTCGTCGACGAGGCGCTCCTCGAGGTCACCCCGTACCCCGGGGACGCGCCCGAGCTGACACGGTTCCCGCCTCCGCCTCCGCCGTTCTCCGGGCGTGATCTGTGGCGGGAGATCACGCAGCCCGGGGCGGACCCTGCTCGGGTCGTGAGCGAGCACGTGCGCGTGTACCTCGAGCGGGAGCACGTGGCGTGCGCGCTCGTCGGGCTCGTCGTGCTCTCCGGGCTCGCGGGGATGGGTGTCGCGGCGCTCGCGATCGCACTCGTGCTCGTGACCTCGCTCGGCTGATCGCGTGCCAAGGCAACCCCGCAAACGGTCCGTCGCCGAGCTCGCCGCGCTCGAGCCGCACGAATTCCGTCGCGCCATGCTCGCCGCGGTGCTCTCCGACCTCGAGAGCGCGCGCCAGAAAGGCAGCATGACCGCGCTCATGCAGCTCACGAGTCAGGCTATGCGGCTGCGTGCGGAGATCACCGCCGCGGACGACGCGGATCGGCGCGACTCACTGACGATGCGCTCGAGCGACGAGCTCGTCGACGAGCTCGTGCGACTGATCGCAGACGTGCCCCCCGCGGTGTTCGATCGGATCGCCGCTGTGGTCGATCAGCGGCGGACCGGGCGCCCCCGCGTGCGCGTCATCGGCGGTCGGGAGTCGTAGCGAACAGCACGACCGCGATCGCGAACAGCACGACGAACGCGCCGACGACGAGCCCGAGAGCGAGCGCGATCCCCGTGTCCCGAGCTCGCGCGCGCACCTCGAGGCGACGGAGCTCGAGCTCGAGGTGCTCGTCGGGAAGGAGCGTTTCGCCCCCGTAGGGGCCCGCGGGAGGCCTCGGGAGGGGTGGCGGAGCCCCGCAGTCGACACAGACCCGCGTGCGCGGTCCTGGGGGCACGGGGAGGCCTCGGGCGCGTGCGCAGGTCGGGCAGCGGGGGGTCAGAGGAATTCCAATGCGGGCGCAGCGATCCGCGCGAGCCGCACCTCGAGGGTCGCCCATGCTTCCCATTCGGGCCCATAGCGCCCGTCGCGCTCGGCGAGCTTGCGCGCAGCCCGAGCCCACCGAAAGCCGCGCTGTGCGGCCGCTTGGACCCCATACCGACCTTGCTCGACGAGCACGCGAGCGATGGCGCTCTCGCTCGGCGGGGTCATGGCGCGTTTGCCCGCGCGTGCAGGTCGGCGCGGGCTTCGTCGCGCTCGCGCTCGTCGCGCTCTACGCGAGCGACGAGCTCGGGCACGAGCGACGGGTCGCTCACGACTCACCCCGACGACGAGCCGCTCTCCGCTCCTCGACGAGCCGCTCGAGCGCGTCGAGGTCGTCGTCGGTCTCCCGGTGGGCGTACCGAGCTCGAGCTCGAGCCGCGCGGCTCACGCCCACCGACGCGAGCGCGTCCCGAGCCTCCCGAACGAGCCGCGTCCCCGCGCGGGTCATGGCGGGGATCAGTCGCTCTTTCCGGCGACGCTCGATCGCCATTCCACACCACACCATCATCCCCTCGACCGTCGCCGCGCAGAGCAGCGCTGCATAGGCCTCGGGCTCGCCCGCGCGGATCGCGTAGAGCGGGAGCAGGATCGGCGAGCTCGGGCCCGACGTGTCGACGTAGAGCTCCCGCGCGGGCGCCTCCGTCGGTCGCCATTCCGCGGGAGCGACGGACCAGATCCGCACGTCGAGGAGGTGCAGCTCGTCGGGAGTGAGCCCCTCGATCGGAGTGTGCACGATCGCCTCGAGGGGCCCGAGCCTCCCCTCGAGGAGCGCCGCGGCGAGCGACGCGTCGGTCTGTTGCTGCGCGAGCGCTTTCGCCCGCGGTCCGTAGCCCGCCCGCCCCGTGCCCGTGCTCCCGTCGCGGATCTCGTCCGCCTTGAGTGCTCCGAGGCTCCCCGCCGTCTTGCGGAGCCCCTCGAGCTCGCTCGCGTGGCTCGTGTAGACCGAGGCGACGAGATCGGCGTGCGCCCGCTCGGCGAGGTCGGTCGCCGCGGCGGTCCGCTGCGCGTGCGTCATCCCCTCATAGTAGGTGAAAAAACCGAAGTAGATGCACGCGATCGCGAACAGCGCTTCCGCCGAACCCTTGCGCAATCGGTCGTGCGCCATCGCGAGACCGACGAGCAGGGTCCAAAGGAACCCGCACAGAAACACGGTGATCAGAACGGCGAGCTCGGGACGCAGACCGATCGCGGTCGTCCCGTGCCACGTGGTCCCTACCGAGACGAGCCCGGCGATCGAGAGCCACGCGAGCGAGCCGAGGTCGCGCGACTCGAGGTCGAGCACGAGGAGCACCCGGTCGCGCAGCGTGAGCGGAGCGCGCGCCTCTCGGCGGGCGGTGAGCTCCGCGACCCGACGCTCGAGCTCGAGCTCGCGACTCGAGCGCTCGGGGCGTCGGATGACCGGTGCGGTCGGCTCCTCGACGAGCTCGGGCGAGTCGTCGACCTGCGTCGGTCCGGTCGGGACCTCGAGCTCGTCGGTCGGCGGCTCGAGGTCGTCGGGTGCCCCCGGTCGACCGGTCGCGTGCTCGCGCTCGACGGTGCCGCTCGTCGCGTCCGCGTCGACCGGGGACGCTCTCGGTGGTAGCACGCGGAGCTCGGCGATCGCATCCGTGAGGAGCCGCACGTGCTCGCCGAGCGAGTCGAGGTCATTCTGCGCCACGCGGACAGACGTGAGATTGCGGAACCGGTCGAGCTCCTCGAGGGCGAACAGGGTCGCGACGACCTCCTCGAGCTTGCCGAACGGGACGACGCTCGTCGGCTCGGGCTCGCCTCGGGCGTGGAGGTGAACCTGCCGATCGCGGAGTGAAATACAGTCGGTGGGCTTCCCGGAGGTCGGGGACACGTAGCGCTGCATCCGCTTGTCCCACCGCGCGCGGAGCGCAGGATGCGCGGGGAAGATCAGCGCGTCGGTGATCGCTGGGAGGCGGGTCACCGCGGCGAGTCGCGCGAGCAGCTCGACCGGTCGTCGCACGAGCTCCGCGTCGCTCGTCGCGAGGTAGCTCCGCAGCCCGGAGCGCTCGAGCATATCGACCGGCGGGTCGACGCTCTCGGGGAGCTCGGGAAGCTCGGGATCGTCGCGGTTGGGGGTCACGGGCGAGCTCCGGACGACGACGATCCGTTTGCGCCTTTGCGCGGTCTGCACCATGGTAGCACCTCTAGAATCACGGGTGACTCTCCGTCGAGAGAGGTAGGAACAGGATCGGTCTACTGCGGGAACACCGCGAGCACGCTCGCGAACGGCGCCACCGCACAGCGGTAGTCGCCGACCTCGAGCTCGCGGGGAGCGGTGACGAGCGCCACGACGTCACCGGGAGCGCACGGGCGCACGTCATCGTCGCCTCGAGGCGCCCCGACGACCTCGACGCGGTAGCGCTCGACTGCGGGGTCACGCGTCGCGCTCCCGGGCACGTGGAGCCCGCCGCGCTTGGTCTGCTCGAGGTGCACGACGACGAGCATCCCCGGAGGGGGTGCGACGAGGGGCGACGACGCGGGGCGCGATTGCCACGTCGCGTCCACCCGGCGCAGGGGTCGGGCTCCATCGATCCCGACCGTGACCCCGCGGGCGACGTCCCGCACCGCCGTGAGCCTCGAGGTGAGCGAGCTCGGGCGCCATCCGTGGATCCGCTCGAGCTCGTCGTCGACCGCATCGAGGTGCACCTCGAGAGCGGCGAGGCGATCGGCGCGGCTCGTTACCGGGTCGATGTCGGGGGTGAGGCGCGCGATCGAGCGCTCGAGCTCGATCAGCTCGGCGATCCTCACGTCGTGGGCGTCCGCCTCGGGGTACGGGGGAGCTAGGAATTTCTCGGTCATGATCTGGTTTCTCCGTCGAGGTCGTGTGATCGAACGGAAAGGGCACCCCTTCCCGCCCCTTGTCCCGTGCCACACACACACGGGGCGCACATTTACAGGGGCCATGCCCCGAAGTGGTACGCGGCGATCGCGATCACGAGGAGCGCGATCGCGTTCCGCTCGAGCGCGCTGAGATTCTGCTCGGGCGACGCGGGATTGCGCACGATCAGCGCGACGCGCCCGAGGGCGGAGGCTCCGATCGCCGCGATCGCCGCGGTCGCGACGTGCTCGGGGCTCACGCTCCGATCCCGTCGTCCGCCGTGGCGTCCGCGACCGCGGTGTCGGTGGCGGAGCTCGCCGGATCGGCGGGAGGCTCGCCCCCTTGAAGGACGTTCGTGATCGAGGTGAGCAGGTCGATCGCGGGCGCGATCCGCTCGACCTGGGACGCCACGACGTCGCCCGCCTCGAGGGTGGGCATCGAATCCGCCTCGGTGGGCATGATCTCTTGCGCTTGCACGAGCAGCTCGAGAGCTTGGTTGATCAGGTCGAGTGATTGCATGACGGGTGACCTCCGGTGGCGACTCTACCCCGGGTGTGACGCTCCGCGCTCGTCCGCCGCGATTAGCGACCCTGCCATTGTGTCTCGGGCGGGATCTCTCCGTCACTCCACGTGCACCCTCGGTCAGACACTTCGAATGCGAGGAGCGCGGGGCCGTTCGCCCACCCGCACCGATCGCACCATAGGCGGTCCGCCTCTGCTTGCCTCGAGGCGGGCTCGGACCATGTGCCGGGCCCGACCTGCTCGAGCTCGACCTCCCATCCCCACCCGTAGAGCTCGCCCGCGTACCACGACCCCTCGCGGCAATACCAGAACGCCTCGCACACATAGGCGGGCAGCCCGTCTCGGTCCGCACCCTCGATCGTGCCCTCGTATCCGGCGTCAACGCGCCGACAGTCGGTAAGCGAGCTCGGAGGCAGGTCACACGCGAGGAGGAGCAGCGCGATCACCGCTCACCTCGCCCGAGGTAGGCTGCACGCACGAGCTCGTCCGCCTCGAGCTCGAGGAGCCGCTCGAGCTCGTCCGCGAGCACGACGAGCACGAGCGCCCCGACGGGACCGTTGAGATCGTCTCCCCGTTCAAACGCATCGAGGAGCGCGAGGAGCTCGGGTGCGTAATTGACCCGGTCGACCGCCTCGGTGACGAGCGCTCGAGCGGACCGGTGCGAGGGGCTCACGGGGCGCACTCGCCGGCGAGCTCCGCGCGCGCCTGGTCGAGCAAGCCCGCGACCTCCTCGAGTCGGTCGCACCCCTCGAGGTCGCGGGCGAGGTAGCGGTCGACGGCGATCGCTCGGAGCTCGCGCTCGAGGCGATGCACCTCCGCCGCTCGAGCGGCGAGCTCGTGCCGGCGGTTTTCCGCCTCCGCCTCCGCGCAGGCGAGGCGCTCCTCGAGATCGAGGACCTCCTCCTCGAGGTCGTCGAGGTGCTCGAGCGCCGCCGTGGCGAACGGGCTCCTCGACCGACCCAACCAAGCCCGCACGCCGTCGAGGTCGATCGCGCTCACGGCGACACCACACGGACACACGCCAACCCGCCGATCAACACGCGCTCGAGCACGCCCTCGTCGACGAGGCGGCGCACGTCGGCATACCCCACGTCATTGCTGCTCCATCCGCCATCGGCGCGCATTTGCGCGGCGAGCCAGTCGGGCGGGGCGGTCCCGCTCGGACTGTCGCGCACGATCGCGAGGATCCTCGCCTGCGCTTGCTCGCGAGTGTAGCGCTCCCGGCGGTAGCTCGGGAGGAGCCGCTCGCCGCGCACGCAACGGATCGGCTCGTAGGCCTCGACGAGCGCGCGGTACAGGGGCGCCCCGTCGAGGTGCTCGTTGCCCTCGACGCGGCGCACGAGGTCGAGAGCGAGATCGAACAGCGTCGCTTTGGACATTGAGAGGAACGCAGCGCGGAGCTCCTCGTCGTCCGTCTGCGTGATCGATCGGTCACCGCGGCGGGGTCCGCCGGTCTGGTTGCGGTTTCTGGTCACGGGTTTCTCCTGGGTGGGGCCTGGGGGTTGGGGTGCCCGCGCGCACGATCACGTGCCACGCGGGGCGGGATCCGCAGAGCGCGCACTCGTCGCGCTCTCCGGACGGGGGGCCCGTGATCACGGACCCGAACCGTACGCAGTCGTCCGCGTGCGGCTCGCAGAGGTCGAGGCGGAACATGCGGTCATGCCCCGACGAGCGAGGCGATCACGTGGCCTTGCGGGCGCGCTTCGCGGTGCGGTGCGCCTTGCGCTGCGCCGGGGTGAGGGTGCGGCTGTACAGCCTCCTGGGAAGGGCGGCGGGCGCGCCCATGGCGGCCATTGCTGCGACGAGGACGCTGGTCTTCATGGTGCCTCCGTGCGCGCGCGGAATCGCGCCTGTTCCAACCTGGCTTCGGCCGCACGGACACGATCACGAGGCATTGGGCTCTCCTGCCCGCGCGCGCAGGTCGGCGAGGATGGCGCAGACCCTCCTCCGATTCCATTCGCCCTGCGCGGCGACCAGATCACCGGTCAACACCGTCGGCGGCGGTACCAACCCCCACAGCCGCTCCGCCTCATCGTCGCTCGGCTCGGCGAGGAGAGCCCGCAGGCGGGCGTTCTCGGCGCGGGCATGGTCGCGCTCGTCCATTAGCGTCTGCAACGCGCGGTACAGGGGCGCCCCGTCGAGGTGCTCGTTGCCCTCGACGCGGCGCACGAGGTCGAGAGCGAGATCGAACAGCGTCGCTTTGGACATTGAGAG